GTAAAACGTTGACCTATGACCGTGGACGCGAGATGTCAGAACATAAAATACTCGAAGAAGATTTAGGCATAGATGTATATTTCTGTGACCCACATTCACCTTGGCAAAAAGGCACATGCGAAAATATGAATGGTTTAATTAGGCAATATTTACCTAAAGGGATTGATTTAAATCAGGCAGATCAGCATTATTTAAATCAAGTTGCCATGTCACTGAATACTCGTCCTAGAAAGGCGTTAGATTGGCTTACACCATTAGAGAAATTTGCTCAGCTTGTTGATTATCATATGGCTTTTGAAACTGTCGCACCTCATGTTTGAATTCGCCCTGTCTTCATCCTAAATACATGGTCGTTACATTATAAATCATCTAAATTGAATGCTTGTCTAAATGTTAAGCGTTTAAGAATGCCTACTTAAGCATGTTTATATTTATGCTATAGTCCAGTCTAATTAGAATTTGGTACTTAAAATGAATATCTGTGTTGGTGGTGAACTAGATGGGCAAAAGATAGAGAAAGAAGGCAGATTACTAAAAGCTTCTGATATCGACCCATCTTTTAAAACTGAGTACTACAAGCAAGTTTTTAACCGCGACAACATTAACTATCATTTTTGGCTGCCAATTGGATCTGACTTACATGATATGTCTGAGAAAGTTCTAAATATCATTAGATCACCTAAAAACTAGTTTTATCGTTTGCCGGACGTATTACGGCGCAAATGGCCCCGCTACATACTAGTTATTGGCGGGGTTTTTTCTTTAATTAATTTGATGATTTAGTTCTCGGTAGTAAATAATTTACTATTGAGAACTAAGTATTTGAAAAATAAAAATAATTTGATTTTTTATTTTATGTTTATTATGTTGGTAAATATTAATTATTTTTAGGTGAAAGTATGACTTTATTTATTGGTGGTCGCCATCATGGACAATTCTTGTCGAAAGACGAGTCAGATTTGAAGTTAGAAAGTATTCCAAAGCAGTATGGACCAAGAACAGGTATGCAAAGGCCAACAGAGTCATACTTTAGAACCCAAGTAAGCTTCCAAGGAGAAGTGAAAACGTTTTATATAATTTCTGGAAAACAACCAATCGAAATGAGAGATGAAATACTTGATTTATGGGATCAAGTAAAATCAGACATATATGCTATCTAAATAGTTTAAGAAATTTTCTTCCTTTTTCGGGCGGTTGTCTTTCGTGCTATAGTCCAGTCTGATTAAAAACTGGTACTTATAATGAATATCTGTGTGGGTGGTGAACTCAATGGGCAAGTGATAGAAAAAAAGGGGGGTTAAGAACAAAGATGTATATAAATATTAGTAAATTATAAAATTATTAAATAAATTCAAATATTTAAATTAAAAATAAGTGATAAAACTTTAACAATATTTACGTACGTGATGAATTTAGTAACTCAAATAAACATTATTTTAGACGGATAATTATAAAAAACGGAGTACAAATGTCATGAATAAGAATGTAGAGCTAATAAATTACATTGATGTAGCTGAGACAGTTTACGAACGGGTATATGAAAATAATAAAATTTCAAATAATTTGATTGTTAATCTAAATCGCATTATGGCTGAGATAAAGAATCAAGCTGCAGAAAAAAGACTCAAATTGAAGTACAGCTCAATAGACTTTGAACATTGTTTAAGTTTGCCTTTAGCTGATCGCAAAATAAAAGTAGATTTAAGCCTTATACCTCATTTTGAAGATCGTGAAGAAAGTATTTTGTGGTTAACTAACTTTATTGGAAAAATTTGTGAGCCCAGAAAGATGCAAAGACAGAAAAAAAATCTTCATTAAGTACCTGTGAATTTTAGATGAACCGCCCTTAAAGCGGTTTTTTATTGCTAGTAGAATATTTAAGGTATCTTTTCTAATAGGCACATACTATTGAAGTGTTTTTTATTTATTTTTTAGATTGAAAAGATTGCTATTTAAGTAATTTAAATATAAAAATCTTTATTGATTGAGAGTAGTTGTTATACAGGATATTTATAAGGATTTTAAAATGACAATTATCACATTGCTCGATGTTAAGACGAAGAAGAAGGTGATAGTTCGGTCCGTAATAGACCCAATAGCAAGAATAGACAAAAAAGGGAATATACAAATTATTCAAATTCATAAATGGCTATATGATGAATCTGGAGATTTCGTTGATGAAGACTTATATGAGGCACTCAACAATGGAGAAGTTGGAATATACATAACTTTGCAGTATATGATCATTAATATTGAAAATTAATTATTTTTTTATTTTTAGTCAGTTTGAGTTCTTAGTCTCTAGAGCCTAATGGTTACTACACATAAGACCTTATTAAGTATTACCTATTGATGGGCACATATTCTTTATAACTCTTGATAAGTAAAAAAATTATGTAGGCTAAAAATAAAACTTTATCTATTTAAATATGAATATTTGATATTTTTAATTCAATCCCTATTGCTAGTGCTTAAATATTATGCCAATATGTAGTTGGAAATATTTCCGAATAGATATTTCCTATTTCATGTTTAAGCGTTTTTTTCGCTAAGTCCATTTCTGAATAAAAATAGGAAGTGGGCTTTTTTATTTTTAAATATTTCTGTATTATCAGTGTGTTGCTGTAGGTAACACTAAACCTTGTTGATCAGCGCAAATATCAAAAAGGGGGAGCTTGCCTACTAGGCAAGCTTTTTTAAATTGATGATTTAAACACAATAATCAATTTCAAAGCTCATTAGAAAAATCAAACTTCCCTAGCTTTTATTCGTGCTAATTTATTGAATCTAATCGTCTTTATAATTTTAAAAAATTCCTTAAACTAAAAATGGAAAATTTCTTGTTGCAACATTGTTATAATAGGACTACCTTAAGATAAATACTTTATAAAAATGAGGAGCTGCTGAAATGCCACAGTATCTCATGTTTGCGGAAAATATTTATAACAAAATTAAAGATGAGGAATTGTTTTCACATGACTGTATTGAAAATATGAACTTACTTATGACATGTATACGCAGAGAAATTGAGGGAACAGAATTTAAATTAAAATATAATTTTATTGATTTTGTTGAATTGTTTAGTAAACAATTAGATGAATGTAAAGTAAAAATAGATGTGAGTTTGATTCCTCCTCATAATTCAGAAGGTGAGTATATTTTATGGTTAGCTGGATTTATCGAAAAAATTACAGAAGGTGGACCTAAACCACCTCCGCCTATAAAGAAATTTATTCCAGAGTATATGGGCTTGAAATCTGAATTAGATTTTTTACCTTTAAATGAGGAAAAAATTCAAACCGAAGGTAAAGAAATTACGGATTACTTTAATTCAAAGCTTTATAAGGCAACTTTTAAGAAGTAATACTATATTGCCTGTGAGTTTAGCCACCGCCTTAGGGCGGTTTTTTTATGGGTGAGAATAATGGATTCTACAGAATACTTTTGGCTTACTCGGAAAAAAGAACCTAAAACCAAGCCTAAATCCAGACCGCTACCTAAAGCTACTCAAAAGTACTTAGAGGCAGAGGAAGAATTTACTGAAGCTTTAGACAATCTGGAAATTAAATACGAAAAGAAATTCCAGTTTAAATCAACAAAGCATTGGCGTTTTGATTTTCATTTAATTGAACATCGTATTTTAGTTGAAATTGCTGGCGGTCCCTGGTCAGGTGGACGAAAGGGCAAGCTGGCAACAAAGGCGTGGAGTATGGACCGTTACGATGTTGCTGAAGAAATGGGATATACCGTTGTTCGGTTAGAGGCAGCACCAAGATTTAAGATTAATGAATCTGGTCCATTACAGATCCAAGCTCATTTCGCAAGCCAATGGCTTAAAAATTTAAAGAGGCAAATATTTAATGGATCAGATCAGACCATTTCCTCCAACTGATTTTATGGATCAGGCAGAAGAAGAGGAAGCACTCCGTTTAATACCGGCACCTGATTTAAAACAATGGGTAGTTGCTAATTTTCTTACGCTTGGTGGTCCTTTACATAATCCAGACCATGACCATATTGCTGAGATGCTTCATGACAATGAGGGTTTCTTGGCTTTTGCATGGGCTTCTTCTGCTTATACCAGAGCTAAGCGTATGGTGCTTGGCCAATGTGAAAAGGTTATGTTTCAACAAGGTGGCTGGAAGAAAGCCCGACAAGAGCAGCAAATGCGCGACTGGTTCGGATTCGTTCCAGTTTACTTAATCACAATCGATGCAAGCTTTTGTGAAAAGGCAAACGATAGCGAGTTCTGTGCTTTGCTTGAACATGAGCTTTATCACATTGGTGTAGAACGAGACTCGGACGGTGAGATTATTTACAGTGATCATACTGGATTACCAAAGCACTATTTAGCTGGTCACGATGTGGAAGAGTTCATCGGTGTTGTTAAACGCTGGGGTGCAAATGAAAACGTTAAGCGATTAATTGAGGTCGCTAAAAATCCGCCGTTTGTTTCTGATTTAGATATTTCGAAATGCTGTGGAAACTGCGTAATTACCTGAGCCTTGAGGCTCTTTTTTTTGGCTATTTAGGTTGACGTAGGTTGACAGGATTGAGGATATGGCGGCTCTAAAAAAAGAGGTAAAACTCTTTATAGTTCGCTCACTTGCCGTATTTAATACACCCACAGAAACTGCTGAGCTCGTCAACCAAGAATACGGGATAAAAGTTACTAAACAGCAGTGTGAGAAATACGATCCGACAAAACGGGCAGGCGAGAACCTGAGTGAAGAATTAAGAAAAGATTTTGAAAAGACTCGCGAAATGTTTTTGGGTAAGCCTGAGGCAATCCCAATTGCAAACTTAGCGGTGCGTTTACAGCGATATGAAAGCCAATATCAAAAGCACAGTAGAAACCGTGTAGCAGCTTTAAGCATTCTTAAGCAAGCTGCTGAGGACATAGGCGGCAAGTACACGAATAAGACTGAAATTACAGGCGCTGGCGGCGGTCCATTACAAAGCGAAAACATTACCTATGTGACTGCTACCGATGAGCAGGTAAGGCAGGCGATAGATGAACTCGAGAACGAATATTGATCCTGTTAAAACCAAAGCAAGCGGATTAAGTGTGAGAAAGAACATTTATTTTTCACACGTGCTTTTTTCTTGCCACGTATGGGCTTTAAATTTTCGGTCAATTGGCATCATGAATATATTGCCGACAAGATTGAGAGGTATAGCTGGCAAGGTTAAAAACCTAGTTATTAACGTTCCACCCGGAAGCGGTAAACTGAATACTACAAACTTATTGCCGTGGTATAGCCGTAATCCTCGTTCGCGTTTTGTATTTGTCTTTCTCGCAATCACTTGTAGAGGATGTTCAGCACAGCAGAACATTGTTAAGTCGGAAGACTTTCAGAGTTTATGGCCTGTAAAGATTTCTACCAGTACAGATGCTAAGTCGAGCTGGAAAACAACAGTTGATGGATATGATGCTGGTCATGTTTATTCTGCTTCAATGGGCGGGCAGGTCACCGGTCGCCGTGCTGGTACATTAGCCAATGAGGGCTTTACCGGTGCGATTATTCTCGATGACCCATTAAAGCCTGAGGATGCATTTAGCCAAACAGCTAGACGTAAAGCTAATCGTAAAATTCTAAACACGGTCAACTCTCGTAAAGCTAAATCTGACACGCCAATTATTCTGATCATGCAACGTTTGCACGTTGAAGATCCGACTAACTTTGTGTTGACTGGCAATGTACCTGGTGAATGGGAACAAATCAGTATTCCCGCGCTTATCGATGATGAGTACATCAGTAAGTTGCCTAAAAAAATACAGAGAAAAATTCCACGTAATGTTGAGCGAGATGCGAAAGGCCGTCAAAGCTATTGGCCCTTAAAAGAATCATTGCAATCGCTATTGCAACTTGAACAAGGTGGGCAGGATAAAGACGGTGCAACAGTATCCCGTTATACATTTGCAAGCCAATACCAGCAGGCCCCTAAAAAGCTGGGTGGTGATCTGGTTAAGGCTGAATGGTTCCCACGTTATCTAGATCTACCTGTTCTTAAATGGCGTGCGATTTGGGCTGATACGGCGCAAAAGACAAAAGAGCATAACGACTTCTCAGTGTTCTTATGTGCTGGTCTTGGCTATGACAATAATCTTTACATCATTGACGTGAAGCGTGGCAAATGGGAAGCACCAGAGCTATTG